CGGATTCTCAGTTGGTCAGAAGGTTGTTATTGCTAACTCAGGCAGTGCAACAGCAAACGGCACATACACCGTTGCAACTTCAAGCACCAACTCATTTACTGCAACAGGTACAAACACTGATGTTCTTGCACTTACAGGACTATCAGCAACTGTTGTTGGTCTTGAAGGAACTATCAAGACTCAATCAATCGCAGCAGGCGCAAATGAAATCGCTCCAGCAGCAGCAGTTACAATTACACCATTCGCAGCAGCGTCATAAAAAATAACAAATGGCAAGAGTGTCAGGTGGAGGAGCATCCCGTAACAGACGGGCTGCTCTTCCTTCTGCTCAAGAATTACTTGGAGCCTTTTACGGTTTAGGCTCTAAACAAACCGCAGGTATTTCAAAAGTAACTGGACCTGGTACTGGCATATTTGCTGGTCTTCCAACTGCAAGTTCTGTTGGTGAATTCAGTGAATTTATTTCATTAACTAAAGCCAATGACACAATGCGTTATTATACTGGAACAAAAAAAGTAGCAAACTTAGCAGGAGAAGTATTAGCCCCCAATATTGATAGTGACGTCTACTACGTAGATAAAGATGGAAACTTTGTTGATAGATCCATATATCGTCAGTCATATGATGTAGATGATGATACTGGTGAGTTAATTGTTCCAGGTGAGCAGGGACCTCAATTTGGAGAGTCCGACGCTCCTGCTCCCATAACAGTTGTTCCAACTAGTACCTCTAACCCATCACGGCCACGGACAGTTGCCGCTGGATATGACCGTGATCGTCAAGTTATCACAGTTGTGTTTAGGGACGGAACCTTCTACAATTACTACGAAGTAACCCCTAACGAATGGCAAAAATTTAAGTCTGTAGTTTCTAAAGGTCAGTACATCTATACGTTTTTAGATTACAAGCCTCGTGGTGCCGCAGATGTATCTACCTTATCAGCAACTGCTAGAAAGACCTTCTACAGGTTTACTCGTGCCGCTCAGTTACACTACGGAGGACGTCAGTCTAAGAAAAGGACATAATGCCAAAGGCTCACAAAATCGGACCAAAACACTTCGTACAATTAACAAACTTCCCTTTTAAATGGGGCTTTAAATTTATTGTCCGTGGTTGGACGCAGGAGATTGAACCCCCGTATCGCACATCTAACCCCTTTATAGTACGATTGCCCAGGTATAAAGCGTTAGTGTTTGGAGCGTGGAGTGGAATGAAAACTGAAGAAGAAGCCTTAAGTACTGCATTAGGAAGGCGGGAAGTTACTTACGATGATTTTACGGAAGAAGCGGGATGGACACCAGCCCCAGACTCGAATCGAGAAGCGAGTATCGACGATCTCTACTCCCGATTTGATTTCATGGATGGAGCAGTCGATGTACACGATTGGAAGACATATCACGATCTGGCAAAGGCAACAGAGTGAAGCAGACCTTGATGAAATCGTTATGGGTGCAGAGGTCTTTCATGCAATTGCTAGAGAGTTAAAGCGACGCTCTAAGTCTGTGTTATGATTAACTGTCTTACTCTCTTACAGGTCAGGCGCTAACCCATCCTTAGTGATGGGTTTCGCTATTTAATAAGGATATTATGTCATTTGATAAAGATAAGTTCGAAGAAATTACACCTGAGTTCTATCAGGCTGAAGAAAAGCCTGTAGAAGATCCAGTAGAAGATTTATTAGATGAACTATCTCAAAAGTTTGTAGATACTTTAATAGATAAGATGATGGACTTCTTAAAGGTTTTAGTTGGCCATGATCTTCACCCGTATCAAAAGCCATTGGCTCGTAGGATTATGGAATCGGTAATTATAAATGATGGTGAAGAAGTTACTGCCCTTGCCTCTCGTCAGTCAGGTAAATCTGAAACAGTTGCGGACACTGTAGCCACACTAATGATTCTTCTTCCTCGTCTTGCAAAGTTATACCCTGATTTATTAGGAAAATTTAAAGATGGAGTTTGGGTTGGGTTATTTGCACCTACAGAGTCTCAGGCTGAGACCTTGTTTGGACGTGCTGTTACTAGATTAACCTCAGAACGAGCAGTAGATATTATGGGCGATGTTGAAATTGATGACTCTGCAGTTCGTGTCGGTGGTGTAACTAGACAAATTAAATTAAAGAAATCTGGATCAACAATTACAATGATGACCGCTAACCCTCGTGCAAAGATCGAGTCTAAGTCATTCCATTTGATTGTTATTGACGAGTGTCAAGAAGCAGATGACTTTGTTGTCTCTAAATCAATCTCTCCTATGCTTGCATACTATGCGGGAACTATGGTTAAAACAGGCACTCCAACTACAAGTAAGAATAACTTTTATAGATCAATTCAATTAAACCGTAGACGTCAAACAACAAAAGGAAATAGACAAAATCATTTTCAATGGGACTGGAAAGATGTAGCCAAATTCAACGCAAACTATGAAAAGTTTATTCGTAAAGAAATGTTACGTATTGGAGAAGAATCAGACGAGTTCCAAATGTCGTATAACTGCAAGTGGCTCTTGGAGAGAGGTATGTTTATTACTTCTTCAATTATGGATGAGTTGGGTGATACGTCTCAAGAACTTGTTAAAGTGTGGCACAAGACTCCAGTTGTTGTTGGCATTGACCCTGCTCGTAAAACTGACAGTACAGTTGTTACTGTGGTTTGGGTTGATTGGGATCGTCCTGACGAGTTTGGTTATTTTGATCACCGAATACTTAACTGGTTAGAGATGCAAGGAGATGATTGGGAAGAGCAGTACTATCAAGTAGTAAACTTTTTAAGTAACTATGATGTTCTTGCTATCGGTGTTGACGCTAACGGTGTAGGAGATGCTGTAGCCCAAAGATTAAAGTTATTATTACCAAGAGCAGAAGTAATGTCTTTAACATCTAGCCCCTCTGAACAGTCTAAGAGATGGAAACATTTACAGGCTTTAATTCAACGCAAAATGATTGCTTGGCCTGCTCATGCAAAAACTAGGCGCCTAAGAACTTGGAAGAGGTTCTATCAACAGATGGTTGATGCAGAGGTTCAATATAAAGGCCCAAATTTCCTTGTAGCGGCCCCTGATGAATCCTATGCACATGATGACTTTGTAGATTCTTTATCAATTGCATGTTCTTTAACTCAGGACCTAGTAATGCCCGAAGTAGTAGCCTCTAGTAATCCTTTTTTCTAGTTAGACAACACAAAGTATCAAAAAGGGTGGAAACTATTACCAAGGAAAAGGCCTTTCCCAAATCAATCCTTAAGGAGTCATTATGACAATCTCACCAGCACCTCGCTTCCCAGAGCGTGCACCACAGGTTTATGAGCGCAAGGGTGCAGATAATGCAACTCGCCGTGGACCGCTTCGTTTTGAAGAAGGTGTCGCAACTGATACCGATATTCCAAACGATTTTCAATTAGGAATGCAACAAGGTTCTGCAGTGGCTGCAGGACGACCAAACCGTAATGCACCAGTATGGCAGAAGCCTGCTGCTGAAACACTTGCAGAACGTGCTCACGTGGGTTCTGCTTCATGGACAGAGGCACCAACATTTCTTGGTGAGTTTGCTCATGGAACAATGAACGACTACTCAGCCGCACAGATTGAGACAGTTGCTCGTTCAGGTGGACGGACTCAACGTCAGTCCCCAACAGTCGTAAACGACTAAGTAACTTATTAACACCTGACTCCGCTCATGCTATAAGGTATGAGCGGAGATCGGTCATCTACGGAGGAGACGTAAATGCGTAAGCCTGCTAACCCAAAACTTTATGCGATGTTTGTTGCACAAGCACGGGCAAAATATTCTAACTATCCAAATCCTGGAGCAAGTGCATGGGTAAGCAAGAAGTACCAACAAGCAGGTGGTCAATATGTTGAAACGACTGAAGCATCTCGTCGTGCAAACATGGCAAGAAAGAAACAAGAGAATGCTAAAAATAAAGAACGTGAAAGTAAAAAAGAAGTAAAGAACTCTAAAAAAGAAAAAGATAAAGGCAAGAAGTAATGTCATTTTTGGACTTTAGTCCGCCGTCATATAGAGCGGCATCTTCTGACTTAACTATTTCTATTTCTCCATTAGGATTAGTAGAACTTGCTGATGAAGAATTTGAGGTTCACGGTCCTCGTTTAAACCGTTATTCACTTAACTGGGCAATGTACCTAGGACACCATTGGGGGTATCGTCGTGAGCAAGGCGAAATGCAAATCGCTGTTAACTATTATCGGGCGTTTAATGATTATCTTTCCCGTTTTACTTTTGGTCGTGGGGTTCATTTTAGGTCTCCAAAAGCGACTGAAGCGATTGTACCTGACAGGTTGGAACGTGTTTGGGAAGTAGATAATGACAAGATGCGTGTCCTACTTGAGATGGGACAACAAGGCGGAATTACTGGAGATTGTTTTGTAAAGGTTGCATATGAAGAACCTTGGACAGACTCTGCAGGCTTAGTACATCCTGGTCGTGTTCGTATTCTTCCAATGAACTCCTCTTTTTGTTTTCCTGAGTTTCATCCACATGATAGAAATAGATTATTAAGATTTAAACAAAAGTACCGTTTCTGGGGAACATCTTTAGAAGGTACTCGTCAAGTATTTACTTATACTGAAATTCTTACCGATGACATAATTGAAGAATATGTAAACGATGAACTCATTGATTCACGTCCAAATCCTCTTGGCGTAATTCCTGTAGTTCACATTCCTAATGTTCCTGTTTCAGGATCGCCGTGGGGTCTCTCCGACGCACACGACATCATCACTATAAACCGTGCATATAACGAAATTAGCACTGATGTTGCAGACATCATTAACTACCACGCATCGCCTGTAACGGTAATCGTGGGTGCTAAAGCCTCCAACTTAGAAAAGGGCGCAAAGAAGGTTTGGGGCGGTCTTCCAAAAGACGCCCAAGTCTTTAACTTAGAAGGTGGTGCACAAGGTATTGACGGAGCCTTGAAGTACCTAGAACTTCTAAAACGTTCAATGCATGAGTTAATGAATATTCCAGAAACTGCATTAGGACAAGTTCAACCAATTTCAAATACTTCTGGTGTAGCACTATCTATTCAGTATCAACCATTAATGAATCGTTACTCTCAAAAAGTTGCCCAATATGGAAAGGGCCTTGAAAAGATTAACGAATTAGTAATGAAGACTCTTGCAGTTAAAGAGCCACAGACATTTATG